TAGTTTCAGACCCCACAACTGACAATTGTGGTCGTTAGACTTCGCTGTGAACCCCAACCCACGCCTTCGGTATGTTTAATCATACGATCAAGCAGGTCCTTTTAGGACGGATCAGCTATTGTGGTAATACCACAGATTCACTGAAACCGGATAATCAAGGTGTTGCAACCTTTTTACGAGGTATAGGCTAGCTCCCTGTATCAGTTAAGATATCAAGGACAGATGGATCTACTGTCACGATAAAATATGCTATGAAAAATAACACATTTTTTGCAACTAGTAAAGGTACTTCAGAATGGATCACTTCGAAAGAAGTTGGTCGATTCATGAAATATACCATCTGGTTAATGAGAGCTCAAACCTACAGTCAAGATGTCTGTAAACTAAGAGATAACATCCAGTCGTTAATTAAAACCAATGGTTTTAATTTCACATTTCTTTATTTAAAGGAATGTTTGCGACTTGTTGTTAGATTCTTAGCAGGTTCACCTGAAACGACTTACACAAATGGTGTAAGGGTTCGGGTGAACCGCCATGGGCTACCTGTAATTATTCCTTATGGTTTACGTATCCTTCTTGGAACGTCACCTGATAAGGCTTTAGTTACCAGATTAGTTCTAACCTGTTTATCAATATTCCGAACTTTTCCTACTAAGGTTAAACCCTGTTTAGATTCTATTATAGAACCTTTCAGTGGTTTATCCCGTACCTTTGCTTGCAAAGGAGTAGTGAAAAGATTTGCCGGTAAATCGAGTATCGGTTTTGGTAAAATTAGTGGATTCATTTCTGAATCTGCTGGTCCGATTTCCAAACGAGCTACTTGGGGTTCTGGAGTTGATGCTATTGCATTACTTCTTTACCCTTGGGTTGCGTTTAGTGTCGTGCGAGTTCTGGTAGCTCAAAGAGCTTACCTTTATCTCGCCTCACTTGCAAGCATATGGATCCTTTTAGGTCCAATATATCTTGTTTCGTATGTAATCGGGATCCATCCGAGAAATCCTATCGGTCGACTGTCTGTCGTCTATGATCAGGCAGGGAAGGCCCGGATTGTTGCTATAACTAATTGGTGGCTTCAACTTTGTTTGAAACCTCTCCATGATTCTATTTTTAGATTCTTGGAAACTATCCCAGAAGATGGGACGTTCAATCAAATAGCTCCTTTAGATAAACTTCTAAAGGTTAGCAATTCGGACAAATTCTCTTGCTTTGATCTTAGCGCAGCAACTGATCGACTTCCAGTTGATTTACAAATCGACATCCTAAATAATTTAGGTGTTGATGGAAACCTCTGGAGAGATCTCCTAAATATACCTTGGTCCTTCCAAGGGAAAGACGTATACTACTCTGTAGGGCAACCTATGGGGGCTTACTCTTCTTGGGCTATGTTAGCTTTAACTCATCATTTGATAGTCAAACTAGCGGCTCATAAAGGGAAAGTTGAAAACTTCGTTGATTATGCAGTGCTTGGTGATGATATCGTTATTAAAAACGACATTGTTGCCGAAAAGTATCTCGAATTAATGGAATTATTAGGAGTAAAAATTAATCCTTCCAAATCCATAATATCTTACGATTTATGTGAATTTGCGAAACGGTTAGTTACGCCTACGCACGATATATCGCCTATTGGTCCAGGAGCAATCCTGTCAATAACGAGAAAACCTGCGTTAATTGGAGCTTTCTTTCACGAGTTAACTTCCAAATCATTGGTTGTATCTTCTGAAACTGTTCGTGATCTGTTACAGACCCTTCCCATTAATAATGGTGAGGCTCTGTATACAGCTTTATGGACATGTTTTGGAGTGAAAGGACTTCTTAATGGTTCCGCACAACAACTGGAGGCTAAAGCCTTGAGTTGGATTACCTACGGACGAAGTATTGACCCTTTCTTGTTCCAATATGCTCTTCACAACGGTATTCGTACCGCTGTGATTGAGCGAGCGAGAAGAGCGATCCTCAGCGCTGAAAACTCGGAGCATAACTTCTATGTTAATGCTTGGAGAACATCAGCAACTAGAGGACTGTACCAAGGGGTTTATGAATCCCTTGCTCTATTAGTCTCACCTGGTTTTTGGATCTATCTGGAGTCTTTAATTAGACAGACAGTACGTTCAAAAGAGTTCGAGAATGAACTTCATCAAGTTCCCGCATCTCATGCTGGAACCCATACCCTTCTTGAATTATCGCCAATCGTAGGTTTAGACCTTCGTTGGGATAAAGAGGCAGGTAAAGAGTTAAATGCTTTCATTCGTGATTCTACCAGAGAAATCTGGCGGACTTACGATGAAATGCAGATAATACATGGTGCAGACGGTCCTAATATTTATTAGTGTAGTCAGAGCTCGTGCTGTCCACGAAGGTGGATGCAGCGTTTCGATGCTGTGACGCCTTCTTAGCTCTCTCGAAAGGAGAGGGATAAGTAAGTTGACCGGATAAGCTTGTGATTTCAAGCACGACTAGATATAGACGTAATGTCGG